ATCCGGAAAATCTCTGATAATTTATCTGATGGTAAGATTTAATTTGATACGCCTGAAAGAAGAAGAAAACAATAAGATTCTTATAGTAGTACCGACTACTTCTCTAGTAGAACAATTATATAAAGATTTTAAAGACTATGGCTATGATAGTTTAAAGAATGTACACAGAATATATCAAGGTCATGAAAAAGTAACAGATAAACGAATAGTTATTAGTACTTGGCAATCAATATATAAAATGCCGAAAAATTTCTTTGAGCAGTTTGGTATGGTTGTAGGCGATGAGGCTCACTTATTTAAGGCAGTTTCTCTAACTAAAATTATGTCAAGACTAGAAAACTGTAAGTATCGTATTGGTCTTACAGGTACTTTAGATGATAGTAAAACACACAAGTTAGTTTTAGAGGGTTTATTTGGTGCCGTAAACAAGATAGTATCTACAACAGAACTACAAGAAAAAGAACATTTAGCAAAACTCAAAATACATTGTCTAGTTTTAAAACATGAAAAGATGTCAATAGATTTTTTAAGAGGCAAAACATATCAAGAAGAAATGGATTTTCTTGTATCAAACACAAAACGGAATAAGTACATTCGTAATCTATGTTTAGGACTAAAAGGGAATTCGCTCTGCCTGTTTCAGTATGTAGAAAAACATGGTATGATATTAAAACAACTAATAGAAGAAAAGAATAAAGACAAACAAGTATTCTTTGTTTATGGTGGTGTTGAAGCAGAAGAAAGAGAAAAGATTAGAGCCTTGACAGAGAAGTCTGATAATGCTATAATTATTGCAAGTTATGGCACATTTTCTACAGGTATTAATATTCGCAATTTACACAATATAGTATTCAGTAGTCCAAGTAAATCTAGAATAAGAAATTTACAGTCTATTGGTCGTGGATTAAGACTTAAAGATAATAATTCAGAAGCTAGACTATATGATATATCTGATGATTTATCGTATCAAGAGGAAGAAAACTACACATTATCACACTTTAGAGAAAGGATAAATATTTACAACGAAGAAGGATTTAACTATGACATTCATAATGTCGAGTTATAGGAGAGAATCATGGAAGCTATAAAGATTATTAAACTAGTAAATGGTGATGATATCGTTTGTACGATACCTCAAAACTTGTTAGATGAAAAATCGCCGCTTGTTAAGGTAGATAAACCTCTTCAAGTAAAGTATATACCTGCTGTAGAATCTCAAGGTCTTAAAGATTATGTTGCATTAATAAAGTGGACTTCATATAGTGATGATACTATTATCTCTATACCTAAAGATAAGATTATGACTATAACAACTGCTGGAACAGCAATGACTAATTCTTATTTAAATGTTTCTGCTGGATATGATAGAGCAACTGTAACTGAATATAATCAAGGTTCTTATGAACAAGAAACACTTGATGATGAGACCAATGAGAGACTAAATGAAATCTTTGATAGTCTTGATGATACAACTAAACACTAGGTACTCTGACCCTCGGGAGGAGAACACAGCTAAAATAACATAAAAAACAGGATTTGTCAAGGGTGGTTGAACAATGAAATTTGCACATAGTATTTTATACATATTTTACTTTACATTAGCACTATATTCTTTTGTGGTCTTATCTTGGACACAATTGTTCTTTACATATATTTTGTTTTGGTTTTTACTAGAATTTGTCATGAGTATGTTTACTCACAGGTGGGCAACACATGACTTATGGAATCCACCTGTATGGTTTCAAAATATCATGAGTGTAGTATCATTAACTGCATTGATTGGTACTCCAATATCATATTGTGCATGGCACCATAATCATCATAAAAACTCTGATACAGAAAAAGACCCACATAGTCCTAAACATGTTAATTGGTTTAGAATTATTTTTAGAACTCATGAACATGAGGCTAATATTAAATTAGCGTCTAAGAGATTAAGAAACAAATGGCAAATGTGGTTAACAAAAAACGAAACAGTCTTAGCATACTTATTTAATTTTATCTTGTTTATGATATTACCTATTGAATGGTTTTTATCATGGGCAACAGCTGTAGGTATGACTACATTTTGGGTAATGACAGTAACAGGAATTATGTGTCATATAGGCGAAGTTAGAGATGTTCCGTATATGTATCCTGTTGCATTTTCTGAATCATTTCATAGACAACATCATATTGAACCACAACTAAAACATTGTTGGTTTGACCCATGCGTTTGGGTTATAAATAAACTAGGGTGGACAAAATGAAACATGCAAGATTAATACAATTGTTAGCATTACTTAATACTATTATTGCTATACTAGGATGTATTTACTTTCCAGAGTATATCATATATGGTTTAATCGCATGGGCGTTTGTAAACATATTTGGCACAAACATTGCAATACACAGATTTATGTGCCACAGAAGTTTTAAAACAGGTGCGATAAGAGAAAAGATATTAAAATACTTAACGGTAATACCTGCATTTGGTAGTCCACTATCATGGACAGCACAACATAGATATCATCACAGATATGCTGGACATCCTGTAGATGACAACCAGTCGCCAGATAGAATAGGTTATGTTAGAGCATGGCTTACTTTATACGACCCTATAACTGTGCCTAAAACAATGGTAAAAGATATATTAAAAGACAAAGACTATATGTTTATTACAAAACATTATTGGAAACTATTATTTACTTACATAGGTGTTTTATATGCAATAGACCCAATGTTAGGTGTATTTGCATTTAGTTTTCCTGCGGCTTGTGTATATTTTGCAGCCGGCGCCTTTGGTGTCATACCTCATTCTAAACATTTTGGTTATGTTGTTATTACGCCTAGAAAAGATTGTACTGCTGTTAATAGTCCACTAACTTCACTAATTAGCTGGGGTGAGGGTTGGCATAACTATCATCATACAATATCAAAAGATTATAGACATGGACACAAGTGGTGGGAACTAGACCCACCTGCATGGTTTATAGAAAAATTATTTTTAATTAGTAGGGGGTGAATTATGAATCAACATTCTAAGTTATTACTAACACACTTCATTATGCAACTTGGAACATTTGTAGGAATTTATTACTATTGGGGCACCTTTACAGGTTTAGATTATTTTATAATATTCATCTTCATGTTCTTTTTTGCTGTAGTTTTAATGGAATCTTTTTTACATAGGTATTGTTCTCACAGAGCATTCAAATTAAATAAGAAAGTAGAAACATTTTTATTATACTGTTCAACATTTACACTACAACCTCCGGCTTTACTATGGGCACCAAATCATATAACACATCATAGATATCCTGATAAAGAAGGCGATTCACATCCAGGTAGTGATGGATGGAAAACATGGTTTTGGTGGGACACATATAAAAACAATATGATGAGTTTAGGATATCTAAAGAGACTATTAAAGAATAGACATTTTAGAATACAATGTGATAATTTTTTTAAAATATATTACTTGTTTGTAATACCATGTTTATTAATTAGTCCATTTTATACGCTTTGTATGATATTGATACCTGCTACATTTACTTTTCACATAGTAAGTTTTACTAATGTATTGTGTCATACTTTAGGTTGGGGATATAGAAACTTTGATACTAATGATAATTCAGTAAATATTAATATATTTCCTGTAAGTTGCGGAACACTACATAACAATCATCATGCAAATCCTAGTGCTATAAACAATGCTGTTAAGTGGTATGAGATTGATGTAGCATATTATGTGATTAAGTTAATAAAAAATGATTAAAAAAATGAGAATATTGTGGGCCTTGTTATGGATAGGTTTAATATCTAGTTTCTTTTTTCTAACATTAGAACAATGGTTAATTTGTTTAATACTAGGACATTTTTTAGGTTGTATAGGTCAAGTTGTAGCATTACATAGATATTTTGTACACAAGGCATTTAAAACAAATAAATTTTGGCATTATTTTTTAATGTATATATCTATCATAGTAGGTTCAGGTTCTACTATAATATATAAATCTGCACATATAAAACATCATAGATATGTTGATAAAGAAGGTGACCCACATTCACCCAAACTTATAGGTTATTGGAAAGTATTTTTTGGTTATTTTTTTGCAAAAGAAGAAGGTAAAAGAAGTATGATATATGCAAAAGATTTACTTAGAGATAAAGAACATATATTCATACATGAACATTACTTTAAAATACATGCATTATATTTCTTTTCACTATTATTAATAAGTCCTATTTTAGTTTATGCATTGTATATATTTCCAGCAATGTATAGTATTATAGGTGCTGGTTTTGTAAATGCTTCAGGACATTATCCGGAGGAGGCAAAAAATAAAACATGGGTTACACTTTTGTTTTCTGACGGACAGCATAAATATCATCATGAGAATCCGGCAGAATGGTACATACCTTTTCCATATGTGTGGACAAATACATTTATTAAATTAATAAAGTCAAACCAGCATTGACATTGTTTGAGTTTTATACTATAATTACATCATGAAATCAGAAAAGAAAAAAGAACATTATGTAAACAACAAAGAGTTTTTGGCGGCTATGACCGAATACAAAAAACTTTGTGTTGAAGCAGAAGAATCAGGTGAAGACAAACCACCTGTTTCAAACTACATTGGTGAATGTTTTCTAAAAATTGCAAATCATCTATCATATAGACCTAACTTTATAAACTATACATTTAGAGATGATATGATATCTGATGGCATAGAAAACTGCCTACAATATCTTGACAATTTCAATCCTGAGAAATCAAATAATCCTTTCGCATACTTTACACAGATAATATACTATGCATTTATACGAAGAATACAAAAAGAAAAGAAACAAACAACAATAAAAAATAGACTAATCATGGAAGGAAACTATGATGATATGACCTTGAATGAAGGTGAAGATAGACATTTTAGAAATCAGTTTAGTGAGTTCTTACAGAGAAATGCTACTGCTGATGATGTACCTGTGGTCAAAAAGAAAACTACTAGAAAAAGAAAAGGAAAACTAGATAAGTTTATAGAATAATATTATGAAGATAGCCCTGCTGAATGATACTCATTTTGGGTGTCGTAATGATAGTCCACATTTTATGGATTATCAAAATAGATTTTATGATGAATTATTTTTTCCATATCTAAAGGAAAATAATATTAAACACCTTATTCATTTAGGTGATGTAGTAGATAGAAGAAAATTTATTAACTACAGAATCGCACATAACTTTCAAGAGAAGTTTTGGAAAAGACTTTACGATATGAGAATTGATACTCATATTATCTTAGGTAATCATGACACATATTATAAGAACACAAATAGTGTCAATGCAATGCAACAATTAATTACTACATTTGACGGTAAGATAGAGCCTTGGATATATGAGAAACCTACAACAGTTACATTTGGTAATCTACCTATTTTATTAGTGCCATGGATATGTGATGATATCGAAGAAGAAAGTATAAAGGCAATATCTGAATCAAAGGCACAAATATGTATGGGCCATTTAGTAGTCAAAGGTTTTGAAATGCATAAAGGTCATTGGAATGAACATGGTCTAGAAAAGAATATATTTAAAAGATTTGAAAAAGTTATCTCTGGTCATTTTCATAAAAAATCAGATGATGGTCAAATATATTATTGTGGTACTCAGTATCAGATAACTTGGAATGATTATGAATGTCCTAAAGGGTTTCATGTATTTGATACAGAGACTAGAGAGTTAGAAAGAGTACCTAATCCTATTACAATATTTAAAAAAATATATTATGATGATAAGAAAACAAACTATAAAGATATAGACATATCAGAATATGACAAGTCATTTATAAAATTGTTTATAGTTAATAAGACTAAAGAGGATATGTTTGACAAGTTTGTAAATAGACTACATACAGAAATTGATGTACATGAATTAAATATCATTGATGAAGATACATCCGACATTACATCATCTGTTAGAGAAGATATATTAGACCAAGGTGAAGATACACTTACATTCTTAGGTAATTATATTGAACAGATAGACACAGACTTAGATAGAGCAAAACTAAAAGATTTTGTAAATAAATTATACAAAGAGGCATCCGAGTGATACATTTTAAATCTATATCATGGCAAAACTTTTTATCTACAGGTAATACACCGATAGAGATTCGATTAGATGAACATCCAACAAATTTAATAATAGGTAAAAATGGCTCTGGTAAATCTACTTTATTAGACGCTCTATGTTTTGTATTGTTTAATCGACCATTTAGAATTATTAAAAAAGAACAAATGGTAAACACTATAAATGGTAGTGATTGTAAGGTAGAGATAAACTTTTCAGTAGGTACAAATAATTATAAAGTAATTAGAAGTATCAAACCAAACAAGTTTGAAATTTATCAGAATGATAATTTAATCAATCAAGACGCCTCTACAATAGACTATCAAAAATATCTAGAACAAACTATTATGAAATTGAATTATCGTTCATTCATACAGGTAGTTTTATTAGGGTCATCATCTTACGAACCATTTATGAAGATGAAAGCACGATATAGGCGTGATGTTGTAGAAGAAATACTTGATATTAAGGTTTTTACACAGATGGACTTGATTTTACGAAGTAAACAAGGGGATTTGGCAAAAAAAGTTACCGAGGTTCGCCATGGTCGTGATTTAATAGAGCAGAAGGTAGCATTACAGTCGGGACACCTAAAGTCGTTAAAAACACGCACTAGCGCCACCGAGGAACGATATCGTTCAAAAATAGAACAAAATCAAGAGGCAGATAGACAATATAGACAAGATTTACAGAAGTTAAACGAAGATATCTCAAAACAACAAGAAATCATGAAGTTTAAGCCAGAAGTAGATAATAAATCAAAAAAATTATCTAAGTTAGAATCTAAAATACAGAATAATCTAGAAACACATAAACAGACATTATCATTTTTTGAAACACATGATGAATGTCCTACATGCACACAAACAATATCATCAGATTTAAAATCTAAAAAAGTAGAAGAAGAAAAAACTACTATTACAAAACTAGAATCTGGTCTACAAGATATCATGCAAGAGATAACAAAAGTAGAATCTCAATTGACAGAGATGGATGCTGTATCTAAAAAGATACAACAATTAAATATTGACATAGCAAAAATCAATACATCTTTAGAAGGTATCAAAAAACACTCAGATGAGATTGAGTTAAATACAGAAGATGGTCAATCAGTAGAAGAATTAGAAAAAGAATTAGAAAGTCTAAATGCTGAGTTAAATAAATTAACAGATGATTTAAAGAAAGTAGAAGAGGAAAAAGATTATGTAGATGTAATTAGAGAAATACTATCTGATAAAGGTGCAAGGTCTAAGATTATCAAAAAATATTTACCGATTATGAATCAATTGATAAACAAGTATCTACAGGCAATGGACTTTTTCGTATCATTTGTATTAGATGAAGAATTTAATGAGACAGTCAAGAGTAGACATAGAGATACTTTTAACTATAATAGTTTTAGTGAAGGTGAAAAAATGAGAATAGATTTAGCATTAGTCTTTACTTGGCGTGCTATTGCAAAGATGAAAAATAGTGCTAATACAAATCTACTAATATTAGATGAAATATTTGATAGTAGTCTAGACGGACAAGGCACAGAAGACTTTTTTAAAATACTAGGAAC